GAGAAGCGCCAGCACGCCGTCGATCACGGCGTTGGCCGTCCCGCGCTTCACGACGCACCGGACATATCGTTTCTGTGGGCGGAAGACATCCGTCACCAGGCACTTGTTCCCGTCGGTGTCGGCCAGGGCCGTGTGCAGGCTCCCGGCGAGGTCCGCCATGTCGGACCCGTCCGCGAGACTGCCCTGCTGCACTTTCAAGCTCGTGACCTGGGTCGCCGTGAGGGCGCCGAAGAGCGCCACGAACTGCACGCCCTCGAAACCCTGCGTGTCGACCACCGAGCCGTTCTGGTCGGTGGTGCCCGCGGCCACGCCGTTGAGCACCCGAGCCACCTTTACCGCTTTGCTGAGATTCATGTCTGTCTCCTATGATGGTTTGTCCAGGGCCGGGAGGATTATCCCGGCCCTTTCAAGCTGCAACTGGTTATCCGAGTTTCACTCGGACGAAGGCTTCCGACAGCACCGGCTGCGCGTCGCACTCCATGCGGCCGATGTAGCCGATCTGGTTCGACTCCGCGTAGAGTTCCTTGAGCACCTGGATGGAGAACTCCATCGAGTCCGCGATCCAGTAGAACGAAAAGTCCCCGATGATGCCGACGTACAGCCCCGTCGTGAAGGTGTTCGGAGCGTACTCGGACATGTAAAACGGCAGCTCCAGGATCGTGTCCGGCCTGTCGCCGACCAAACCCGGCTGCCACAGGTACTGATCGTTCTTGTCCTTCAGTTTCCTGATGCCGCTGATGGCGTCGCGGTGGAAGATCCAGCGCGCGGTCTTCTGGTACTGGGCCTTCAGCGCGTACTTCGCGTTGATCAGGCCGTCGGCTCCGATCGCGGTCGCGCCGTTTCCCGTTGCCACATCACGGTCGGTGTTGATCCCGTTCGGGCTCGCCGTGAAGACGCCCAGGGGCTGGCCCGCGCCGGAACCGGTCATGAACGCCTTTTCCTGGGTGATCCCGAACTTGTAGGCCAGCTGGTCGCGGACGATCTGGTCGGCGGGGAGCACGGAGTTATTGAGCAGGAACGTCGACACCAGGATCCGCTTCGCGGCCGGGTGGGGATGAAGCTCGCGCTTGGCGAACGCCATCGCCGTGTCGGGAGTTCCGGTCTTGAGCTCCACAGTCCAGTCGGCGTCGTCCGGGCGGGTCTGAAGCACCGGCACGCCGAGGCTCATGGCGCTCTGGACCGGGATCACGGTCGAAAGCGGGCGGATGAAGACCTGGTCGCGCAGGGCCTCGATCAGCCTGTTGACGAACTGCTCCGGGGCCACGAGGTAGCCGCCGCCGACCTGGCTGTCGGCCTGAAGCGCCCTGTGCTCGCCCGAGCGGTAGCCGCGGCAGAGCATGTCGCTGAACTGCGCGCGATACTCGTCCGTGGCGCGCGGGTTGGTGTTTCGTTCGCCGCTCGCCGCCGGCTCGGGCATGCGGCCCGGTTCGCGGTCGAACGATTCCAACTCGCGGTCGAGCTTCTGCTGGCGTTCCTCGCGCTCGATCTCGCCCCTGAGCTTTTCCTGGTCGGCCTCCATGCGGGAGTACTGGTCGTTCTCCTCGGCGGTGAGCTCGCGCTTTTCCGCGTCGACCTTGTCCGTCAGCGCCCGCATGTCCTTGATGATTGCGCCCCGCCGTCTGCGGAGCTCGTTCAGATCCTTCATTGGATTGTCTCCTCGATTGATTGCTCCAGCTCCAGGATGTGGAGCCGGCGCATGATTTGGTTCAGGCTCCGCGCGCGCGGGCCGTCTTGCGGAACTTCACTTTCCCCGTCCTGCTGAACGGGACCGTCGATCAAAAATCGCAAAATGCGGAGGTATTCCTGCACGATCGCCGTGTCCTCGGGCTGCAGCTTCATGCGGAGGCCGGCATGTGCGATTGCGGCGTCGAGTCCTTCGCGTAGCGACACATCCGTTTCGGGGTATGCCGGGTAGGTCACGGGGGACACGTCGAAGATCTCGTCGAATGTGAGAATCGTGCGGACGTCGATGCCGTCCACCTTATCCCAGGATTCCTCGCCGACCCTGAATGCGAAGCTCATCTGGCTGATGTCGCCGCGGCCGATCGACACGAGCAGGTCATTCGCCCATCCGGTTTCAGGCGGATCGATTTCGACGGCGAGTCCGGTTTCGTCCTCTGCGACCCGCAACGTGCCGCTCTTCATCCGCCCGAGGACGAAGTTGGGATCGTGGTTCAGGAGAGCGCGGATATCGGACTTCGCGAGCGCCGGCCCGAATGCCCCCGGGGCGATCTTCTCCCGGAATCCCCAGAGGTCTTCCGAGAGCGAGTTGAATACCGCCGCATGTCCCGCGATCTTCGCGCGCCCGCCTGCTTCCGGGACGATTGCCCGCACTTCGCAGTTGCCGGTGAAGCGGCGCTCTTGTTTTCTGTTCATGAGCACTCCCGGATATGAAAAAGGGCCGCGCAACCAGCCCCTGTTCTCTTCTGATTGCATTGCAGGCCGGCTATTGGTTGCCGCCTTCGTTTGTTTTGCCGGTCATCGTTGATCCGGCCGGCGCCGATCCCGCCTGCACCATGTTAAGAGGGATCAGGTACACGTCGCCCTGCTCGGGAGGCAGCGGATTCATGTTTTCCAGCCGCCGGATGTCGTTCGCCGAAAGCCAGCCGTTGTTGCGGCCGATCGCGTAGGAGTCGTACCTCGACTTGAGGTCGCCGCGCATCAGGCCGTCGATCAGGAACTCGACGAAATACTTGTCACGGTCCTCCGCTGGGATAAGATCCCGGGTGAGCGCCTGCTCCCAGCGCACGAGCCAGGGCCGGATGGTGTCCCGGATGAACTCGAGCGACTGGTGCTCAATGTTCGAGAACGTCGCCCTTTCCAGGTCCGCCAGCATGTGAGGCGGCACCCGGAATATGCGCGCGATTTCCGTGACCTGGAATTTGCGCGAAGCAATGAATTCGGCATCGGCGGGCCGCATGCCGATCGCCTGCCACTTCATCCCGTTTTCCAGGATCGCGGTCTTTCCCGAGTTCGCGAGACCCCCGTAATTCTGCTGCCACATCTCCCGGAAGCGCTTCAGCGCCGTGTCGCTCATCGCCTGCGGGGTTTCGAGCACTCCCTGCAGGTTCGCGCCGTTGCCGAAAAGCCGGGCCGAGTACTCCTCGTACGCCAGACCAAGCGCCACCGACTCTCGGAAGAGCTCGATCGGGTTCAGGCCGGTGACTCCGTCCGAGGACAGTCCACGGATGTGCATGATCTCGCCGGACTGCCTGCGAAGCAGGTACTGCCGGCCCGAATCGGGCGTCACCTTGTAGACGAGCCCGCCGCTCCTGTCGCGGTCCACTTCCACGCGGTCCGGATGCAGCGGAACCAGGCGCGCGGGTTGCCCAGCTTTCCTGTCGATCTGGGCATAGGCATTGCCCCGCAAGGCGAGATGCCCCTGGAGCATCTCGACGAACTCCGTACGTGTCTGCTCCTCGTTCGGCTGGTCGTGAAGCAGCCGGTAAAGGAAATAGTCTGTCGCCCGCTCTTTGCCCTCGTTCGGCAGCCGCCTGTAAACAATCAGCGGCAGCGTCGCGACCGTTTCCGCAAGGATCCTCACGGCGCCATAGACCGCCGTGAACCTCATGGCCGTGTCCGGATTCACCCGCATGCCTGCAGCGGTCACAGGGCCGCCCATGAGAGAAACCAGCCAGGGGTCGGGATTCGCGAGATTCGATCGGCGCTCGAAAGCCTTGGTGAGCAGTCCCATCAGCGGCTCCTTACCGCCACGAAGATCAGGAAGCAGCCAATCGAGATCGGAGTCAGCGGCGGATAGATCCACCCGAGCCCGAGGCTCGCGATTGCCGCTCCCGCCCAGCCCAGGACTTCTCGCCACGATTCCTTCATACGAATACCGGCCCTCTCTTTTCGTAGATCGACCCCGGTTCTGCGTCGGCTGCCATCGCCCTTCCCAGGCACATCAGCAGGGCAACCACGCCGTCGATCTTGTTCTCGGGGCGTTCCTTTTTCGGATACACGTTGTCCTTATTGTCGAAATGGGCGACGACATTCGAGAACATCCAGGTCAGTACGGGATCTCCGTTATAGTGGAACTTGCCTGCTGAGATCAGCGCGTCCAGGTGTTTCATAGGCTCCGAGAAGGTCTTCACCAGCTGCCTCATCTCGACCATTGGAAATCCTTCCTTCATCATCCTCGTCGTGAACTGATTCGCCTGGAAGGGATCGTAATCCACCTCCAGGATCTGGTACCTGGAGGCAAGTCCGATGAGGTCTTCCTCGATATAGCCGAAGTCGATGATGTTCCCCGGCGTGGCCGTGATCCAGCCCGCCCTGACCCAGCCTGAGTACTGCGAGTTCTTTGAGCCCTCGATTTCCGACTCGGGCAGGTAGTAGCGCCCGAAACAGTAGTAGTGATCCTCGCGCCGGAAAAGTTGGATCCTTGGGGCGATGTCCCGCCGGGTGGCAAGGTCGATCCCGATCCAGCACGGCTCCCCCAGGAAATCTTCCGGTTTCAGTTTCGGGTCGGCGCACTTCGCAAGCTCCACCATGTTGAAAAACGCCGAATCCGCGTTGACCCAGACCGAAAGCCGCTTGGTGAGGAAGTTGTTCTGGGCGCTCGGCATCTTGAGCGCCTTCACGCACAGCCGTTCGATGTCCTCCGGAAAGACCGAGACTCCATAGTTGGGAT